AAGAACATACAAGGAGTTGAAGTTGTTGCGGGATCGGTTGCAACAGGAGAAGCGGTACAATACTTATGTGAAAAAGGAACTGATGCGATACGAGTCGGCATCGGAAACGGATCGTTATGTGAAACGCGCATTAGGACAGGTGTGGGAGTCCCTCAAGTTACTGCTTTGCTTGATTGCGTGGCCGTTGCTGATACCTATGGTTGTCCTACCATTGCTGATGGTGGGGTTCGCAATATTGGTGATGTGTGTAAAGGATTTGCTTGTGGGGCTGATTCGGTTATGTTGGGCTCCCTATTATCTGGTACAAAGGAAACTCCAGGCACGATTGAAAAAATAGGTGAATGGCCTAATGAAATGTTATATAAAAAATATAGAGGTTCAGCCTCTTTAGATTCAAAACACGATAGAGGTGATAATAAAAATGTTGAAGGTAATCACAAAGTTATACCCTACAAGGGTAAAGTTAAAAGAATCCTTAAAGATATACAAGAGGGACTTCGTAGTTCTTTCAGTTATGTTGGGGCTAACGATATTTCTGAGTTTCATTCTAAAGTAGAATTGTTAGAAGTAACAAGAGCGGGACAAATTGAAGCATTACCACATTTATTAACAAAATGATACTTATCTAAGAATTGGAGTTAAATATGGATAATTTAGAAAATTTATTACATAAATTAGATGAAGCTATAGAATTTGAAGATTGGAGTTTAGTTCAACAAGTAGCTGAAAATTTAAGAGTACAAATGGATAATCCTTTTGTAGAATATGAAAAAGATGATGATATAGAAGATTATTAAATATGGGGCTGTTACTTGGTAATCGACAGATGCTATTTGATAATATAGTGCAACGGAGTTTGAGTAAAACTTGCTATAAAAGACTCACAAACCTAAATAGCGATAATTCGCTTGAAGGGTTGGTAATAGATTGGCATTTAGCCAATACTGAAATGGGATTTGACAATTTTGTTGAACCTATACTGGATTACCAACCGACTTACGCTTACGCATAAGTCTCTGAGTTGTCTAACACTCGGATATAAAATAAGTTAGACAAACGGTTGGGTGAAATAGTATCTTACCTTAGTGGAAAACTATTCCTTACTTCAGAGGGATGATGAAGCGGAGTCGAGGTTACGAACTCGATGGTGTTTTGTTGATTTTATCCTATTAGAAATCAACTAAGTTGTGAATGACTATTTATTAAAGACAGACTGGACGCGGGTTCGAATCCCGCCAGCTCCACAAAAATGTTAATTTACAAATATATATTAATACTTATATTAAAGGAAATAGAATAGTATGAATAAACATCTAATAAGTTTGTTTATTTTGTTGATATTAATTACTAATATTGAAGTATCAACAAAAATTCTTGATAAAAACAATCGGTATTATGTTGATGAAATTTTCAAGTTAGAAGGAAAGATTACAGAACTTGAAACTGAATTAAGTAAATACAAGTCGGGAGGAATGAATGTTACCGTTACTATGTATCAACCTGTTCGTTATCAAACTGATTCTACACCGAACATTCTCGCAGATGGAACGCGTATTAGGACGCAAGATGCGTCCAATTATAAATTTATAGCGGTGAGTAGAAATCTTTTGAGACGATGGGGTGGATGGTTAGATTTTGGTGATTTTGTTCTTCTAAGAAATACTACTAATAAAGATGGTATTTATCAAGTTAGAGATACAATGAATAAACGATTTGTAAATCGTATTGATATACTCGAATCTATAGATGTAAAACCATATAAATTTACAGATGCTCAAATATTCAAAGCTAATTCAGTTGTTAATAATGAATAAAAATAGTTCTTGACAATGGTACAAAAATGTTGTATATTATAGTACTTTAAATTGAAATTAAAAAGGTTATAATTAATTAATGGAATATAAACACCTATTATACGGTAGAAGAATATTACACGTAATGTCTCCAGTACGTTGGAGGTCAACTAAGTTTATGCATCAAGCAGATTCTAACTACAAGGTTATGGTGAAAACAATTAAATGGTTGCCAATGTGCCACCACTTTGTATTAGTTCCAAAAAATAATAGAATACCTAATCTTGGAGAAAATGTAACAATTATACCATTTCCATACGCTGGAAGTGTATTATTTAATAGAGGATATTTTGATAGTAAAGCATTATTAAAAAGTTTTGATTTTCAAAAACAAGATATTGATTTTATATTTAATCATCAGCCTGAATTAACATATAATGTTTATAATGCACTTTTAACAGATAGAATTGGAATGTCAGTAGATTCGTTTAATTTTTTTCATTGGGTTGATTGTGAAAAAAGTAGACCCGTTGGTGGATATCCAGTAGGGTTTTTTAGACAACTTGAAGCTATAGATTTATCGTATAAATCATATTTTCATTGTCCTGCAAGTATGGATTATTTAAAATCCAATTGGGATAAAATACCTCATACATCTAAAGGTGTAGATGAAGAAGTTATGAAACAAAAAATAAGTTATTTTCCATTAGGTGTAGGAGAGTTACCTGAACCAGAACCATTTCCATTACCAAAGAAAAAAATATTAGTATTTAATCATAGATGGAATGCTACAACTGGAGTAAAAAAATTAATTTCATTTACAGAAGGTCTTGATAGAGATGAATGGTTAGTGTGGATTACTGATAGTGATGCAAAAAAACCTAAAGCAGGTAAACCAGCACCAGATTGGATGAAAATACAAAATTTACCAAGTGGTGGTCAATATAGATATTTATTGGATAATTGTTATGCTACTATTTGTTTTGTTAATGATTATATGACGTGGAATTTATCAGTTCAAGACGCTATAAAAATTGGTAAACCAAGTTTAATATTTAAACATCCAACAATGAAATATGTGTTAGATGGTGATTATCCATATTATTTTAAAGATAAAAAAGATTTTATTAAGTTATTAGATAATGTACCAAAAGAAATTAAGTGGGATTTACCAGAACACGATTTAACATTTAGAAATAATTTATTACTTGATTTAGAAAACGCGTGTAATGGAGCAAAAAAATTAACTAAGAGAACACCTTCAGCGGGAATAGAATGGTTATATCATATTTTACAAGATAATGGTTACAAAAAAAATCTTTTGTATAATAGTCATCCTAATTTATATCTTAGTAATACTTGGGAAAAAATAAGATTGTGGTGTTTATCTAAAGGAGTTAAAGATGATCCTACAAGTAAATATACAAAATTATTTATACCAGAAGAAAATAGAGAATCTATAGAAAAGATTGTTAAAGATTCTGGACAAACATTTACGGAATCTAAAAAAGATCCCAATTTTTTAGAAGTAAAAAATACGTGGTGGTAATATGAGTAATTTTATGAAAGATACTATATATGGAGATGTATTTACAATTCGAGAACGAGATTCACTTTATCACGCATTACAACTACTTCAATTAAAAATAACTAAAAAAATTAAATCATTACGTGAAGAAAAACAAAGTACTATTTTAGGTAATATGTCTAAATTAGGATATACTACAAATCAACAACGGAGTGGTGAGTTAGATAAACCACTTCCAATACAAATAAAAGATTTTTATAAAAATAATGGAATTTTAAAGGGTGTTCTTGATAAACTTATAGGAGACTTTGGAAAAAATAGAAAAGCTATACCAACAGGTGCAGTTTCAAGTAAATTAAAAGTAATACGGGATATAAATGGTAAAGCACAGATAGATACTGGTGGTAAAAGACCAAGAGAAGTTTATAACATTGAACATTTTATTCCATTAGGTCAATTAGTTGCTAATTTAATGGTTTATGATTTTTTAATTGGGCTTTGGAAATTTAAAGAATTAGAAAATGGTGAATTGGATGGTTTGGAAAAAGGACAAAATTATATACAAACTCATTATCCACTATTTCATATGTCCACTATTGTAACGGTAGAAGAAAATATAGAATTAATAAAAGTAGTTTACGATTTTATAAAAGACGCTACAGATGAATTTGGTTTAATACATTATGATGAAGTATTAGAAAGATGTTTAAATGGTGAACATTATGTAAAAGTTGGTATAACATTTCATAAAGAATATTTTGAGTTTAATGGAAAGAAAATTTATCCACATCTTTTGCCAAAGGGTTTACAAAAATTAATGGGTAAGAAATCAAAAAAAATAAAAGAAGGTAATGAATGGTGGTAATATGAAAGAATTAACAACAGAACAAATTCAGGAGAATTGGAATAGGTTAATACAAATTATAAAAGATACATTTGAAGAAGAAAGTGAACGAAGAGAAAATCTTCTTGGAATGTATCAATACTTTGAAGATAGAATGTGTATGGCTCCTGCAAGTGGTAAAGAACATTTTCATAATGCACACGTTGGTGGTTATGTAGAACACGTTCTTCATGTAATAGATTGTTCAGTAAAATTAAAAAAATTATGGGAAGATAGTGGAGCCAGTATTGATTTCACAGATGAAGAATTAATTTTTGCAGCTATGCATCATGATTTAGGTAAAGTTGGTGATATGGATAAAGATTATTATGTTCCACAAGAATCAGAATGGCATCGTAAGAATCAAGGTTCTATTTTTACACATAATGGTAAGTTACAATATATGACTGTTACTGATAGAGCAATATTTTTACTTAATCAGTTTAGTATTAAGATGAGTGAAAATGAATATATTGGTTTAAGATTAACTGATGGTTTGTATGAAGAGGCTAATAAATCTTATTATGTGTCATATAATAAAGATTATGCACTTAAATCTAATATAGCGTATATATTACATCAAGCAGATAGTATGGCCACCCATATTGAAAATGATGAATGGAAACGTGCAGAACAACAAGAAGAAATTAGAGTTCAAGGTAATGTAGAGAATATTAAAAAAGCAGTAACAATGGATGAAACTTCTGAACAACTTACTCAAAAATCAAAAGATTTATTTAACGAATTATTTGGAGATAAATGATGTTAGTAGAAATATTATTAGGAATTTTTATAGTAACGTTTTTAGTTGGTTGTTATGTAGTTTGGAACTTAATGAAAAAAGCTGAATTATTAGAAGATTGGGTTGAAGTTTTTACACGGAGAATACAACGAGTTCAAGATGATTTAGCAGTAATAGATTCTAAAGGTCATTTTGAAGCTGATGATGAAATAGGTGTAATATTCGATCAAATAAAAAATACAGTTAGTCAATTGGAAAATTTAAAAGGAGAAAATGTAGATGCCTCGTAAAAAGAAAAAAAATAGTAGAATGTATTTTACACAGGATACAGAAAATGCTATCATTAGATATAATGATAGTGATGATGTAGTTTTGAGAAATAAAATTTATAGTGAACATATTGCACATCCATTTGATAAATTAGCAGAAAATATAATTCACACATTTAAGTTTTATTATTTTGATGTTCCAAGTGAGGATGTAAAACACGAAGTGGTATCTTTTCTTGTAATGAATATGCATAAATTTAAAGAAGGTAAGGGTAAAGCATTTTCTTATTTTAGTATTGTTGCAAAAAATTATTTGATACTTCATAATAATAACAATTATAAAAAAATGAAGAGTCATGATAAAATAGAGAAGTTAGATTTTGTTAGAAATATAAGTAGTGAAAAAGATTTAAAGGAAACTAAAGAATTTAATGTAGAATTTGTAAGTCAGATGTTAGATTATTGGGATAATAATATTACTAATGTTTTTAGACGACAAAAAGATATTTTGGTAGCCGACGCTGTTTTAGAATTGTTTAGAAAAAAACAATTTATAGAAAATTTTAATAAAAAGGCGTTATATATAATGATTCGAGAAATGACTGGTTCTAATACTCAACATATTACACGAGTTATAAATCAAATGAAAAAATATTATTTTAATATGTACAAAGAATTTATTACTGATGGTAGTATAGACACTTCAAATACAGGCTCTATTTTTTAAAATAAAAAAGGGGAACATTAAGTTCCCCTTTCCCATTTTGATAGGGTAGGTATCCTACCAAACATTCCGTTACCTACTTACGGAATAAACCCACTAACACCAATAAAGCGACGAGTCCAGCGAAACCAGATTCGCCGAATTTATCTATGATAGATGTCAGGTTACCTATAACATTCATTCCAAAAATACCGCTACCGAATAGGACTTCGCCAACGGCACCGATGGCTACAAAAGACATCATTAGATGAACTAAATCATCAATATATCCTTTGACTGTTGTTATGACTTCCTTCATGGTTGTCTCCCGTTAGTTATGTAAATAGTTGTTAGGTGATTACCCACACAACCTTACATTAATAATTATCTGTACAGCGTAGAAAAATACGCCAGTATATATTTATATACTACCATTTTTAAGTTATATAATATTTATAGTTGAATAAAACTATCAAATTTAAGGTGAAACTATGAGTATAGATTATGAAATTTTTGAAGGAAAAACTCTTTCTTCACTTCTAAAAGACGTTTATGAAAATACAATATACAATAGAAAACAATTAGATATTCTTACAAAAGAATTAGTACAGTTTATCAAAGATGGTAATACAGCTGTGCAGATTGTTCCTATGATAAAAGAGTATTTAGAAATTAATGTGAAGAATGATGATCAACTTGTAAAAATGGCAGGAATAGTACAAAGATTAATTGCGGCTGAACAAAAAGGTGGCAGTGAAGATGAGTATGGGTTGTCAGATAAAGAAAAACAACAATTACTTTCAGGTATAGAAGAAACTGTAATGGATATACAAAAAGAATCAGATAAGATTCATGAAAAAATACAATTTAATCAGGAAAATAAGTAATGCCTTTATTAAAAATAGCTGAAGTTAAAGCTTATGTACAACGCGCAATTACTGCGGCGTTCTCCAAAGTTGATTTTTCAGAAGAAACATTTGAAGTTGATAGATGTTATATAAATAAAGATGATATTCCTAATAGAGATTTTAAAATGTATGGTGCAATTGAAGGTACATTTGTAAAGAGTAAACATAAATCAATTTTACCAAAGGGTGAGGGAGCAATTAGACCTTTTGATTCAAATGTTAGAAGATATCCTGTACGCGGTGAATTAGTTACTGTAAAAGAAATTAATGGTAGACATTATTATAGTACAACAGTTAATGTAAAAGGTTCACCAAATGAAAATACAGCTAAAGGTGCGAGTTCGATTGGTAGTAATGTAGAAACAGTTCAAGAGAAAATGGGAGATACATTTGAACGTAATATTGATATAAAACCTGTCAGTTGTTGTGAGGGTGAAATAGTTTATGAAGGTAGATTTGGTAATTCAATTAAACTTGGGTTAAACCATAAAAATAATTCGCCAAATATTAAATTAAGAGCAGGACAAGGTGAAACAAGTGAATTACCATTGGAGCCTGTGAAGGAAAACATAGAAACAGACCACTCTTCTATTTATTTAACAACAGATGAAAGTATTATATTTGATGGTGAATCAGTAATAGGTAAAAATGTTTTAATGAAATCTGATTCTGTTAGAATTAGTGGAAAAGAAAGAATTATTATTAATAGTCCTAATTTAAGTGTAAAGGACGATGAAATTAAATTAGGTAATGGTGCTAATCAATCAGTAGTAAAAGGTGATGAATTGAAGAAAGTATTACTTGATTTAATAAGTGCGTTAGAAAAAGCAACTTACATAGGAGTTGCTCCAGGTTCTCCAACAACACCAGCGGTAAATGTATTTGAATTTACCAGTTTAAGGGTAAAATTAGAAACTATATTAAGTAATAAAGTAAAAACATCATAGGAGTTAAGTTATTATGACGAAAACGGAATTAATAAAAATAATCAAAGAAGTTGTTAGTAAAGAGGTTAAAAAAGAAATAAATAAAGTATTTATTAAAGAAGAAACTTCTTCTAAACTTTCAAAAGTAGTTCCTAAACAGAAAACTAAAATTAAAAAATCAAAAAAAGAAGTTAATTATACTACTAATGAAACTTTAAATAAAGTTTTAAATGAGACTGTAGGATTAAGTAAAAAAAGTTCAGAGTTTGACGAATATCCAACTGTAACTGGTAAACCATTTGATTCGAGTAGAGCAAAAGAACTTATGGGTTACGGTAAAACAGAAGAACAAAAACGAGATATGGCGGCAGTAGATACTTTACAGAAAGCAGGAGTTACATCAAAACAAGTACCAGAACACATTACAGATGCGTTGACACGAGATTATAGTGGGTTAATGAACGCGATAAATAAGAAGAAATAAAATGGCTAGTGCAAAAGAAATAGATTTTGATCCAAATGCGTATGTCGGATTATCATTTCCTTTAAGAAGAAGTGCTACTTCTGATTTTGAACAAACAAAAAATACATTGGAAGCGGCAAAACATAATATTAAAAATTTACTTTTAACTCATATTGGAGAAAGAGTTGGCCAACCAGAATTTGGAAGTAATTTGAGAGCAATATGTTTTGAACAAATAAATGATGAATTACCAACTAAAGTTGATGAAGAAGTTAGAAAATCTATTAACACCTGGTTACCATATATTATTGTTGAAAGTATAAATACTTTGACAGAAGATGGAGATGAGAATAGAATTATTGTTGAGATTCAATTTTCTACAAGTTTGAATCCTGAGTCAATTGAACAAATTAGGGTAGATGCGAGTTATACCGCAAGACGAATTTAGGAGTAATTAAATGTCTCGTACAAGTACAAAAAAGAATGTAACAAAACAAGTAAATTATTTAAATAAAGATTTTAATGATTTTAGAAATAATCTTATAGAGTTTGCTAAAGTATATTTTCCAAATACATATAATGATTTCAATGAGGCATCACCTGGTATGATGTTTATTGAAATGGCGGCATATGTTGGTGATGTTCTTTCTTATTATATTGATTCACAATTTAGAGAATCGTTACTTGCATATGCAGAAGAAAAGAAAAATATTTATAATATAGCACAATCATTTGGATATACACCAAAAGTTACATCACCGTCAACTACAGTATTAGACGTGTTTCAAACAGTTCCTACATTAAATAGTAAACCAGATTATCGTTATGCATTAACTGTTAAATCTGGTATGCAAGTCACTTCAACATCTACAGGAAAAACTTTTAGAACTTTAGAAGATTGTAATTTTAAATTTTCAAGTTCTTATGATCCACGAGAAGTAACAATATTTGAAACGGATAGTGGCGCACCAACAAAATTTTTATTAAAGAAAAGAGTAAGAGCCGAAAGTGGAACGGTAACTTCAGAAACTTTTACTTTTACAACGGCAGAAAAATATACTCAAATTAAATTAGCTAATGCAAAAATAATAGAAATTATTTCTGTAACTGATAGTGCTGGAAATTTATGGTATGAAGTTGATTCTCTTGCAAGAGATACGATTTTTGAAGATATGGAAAATAATTCTACTAATGATCCAACATCAGTAATTAATAGTGAGACTGCTCCATATCTGTTAAAATTGAAAAAAACATCTCGTAGATTTACAACGTATATTGATACGGAAGATAAAACTACTTTAAGGTTTGGGGCAGGTACATCAGCTAATGCTGATGAAGAAATTATTCCAAATCCAGATATGGTTGGTTCTGCTTTACCTGGTAGTCCAAGTAAACTTACATCAGCGTTTGATCCAAGTAATTTTTTGAAAACTAAAACTTTTGGGTTAGCACCATCTAATACTACATTAACTGTTAAGTATGCGTATGGTGGTGGTGTAGATGATAATGTTGTGTCAAATGATATTACTGCTATTTCAGGTGTTAGTTATGAAATTCAAGATTCTACTTTATCTGCGGCGTTAGTACAAAATGCAAAAGACTCTGTAGCTGTTAATAATGTTAAACCAGCCACGGGTGGATCTGCTGGTCAATCAATTAGGGAAGTTAAAGAAACTGCATTAGCGTATTTTCAAGCACAAAGTAGAGCTGTTACTAAAGAGGATTATATAGTTAGAGCATATTCTATGCCTCCAAAATATGGTAATATTGCAAAAGTTCATTTAGTACAAGATGATCAATTAAATGAAAAGGTAGGTGTTGCTGAATTAGAGAATGTAGTAACTCAAGAAGATGTTGATAATCAAAGAACAATAAAATCATTACAAGTTAGAACACCCAATCCACTTGCTATGAATATGTATACATTAGGGTTAAATTCACTTAGAAAATTGGAAATAGTAAATCAAACTGTTAAAGAAAATTTAAAAACATATTTAGGTCAGTTTAGATTAGCAACTGATGCTGTTAATATTAAAGATGCGTATGTAATCAATATTGGTATTAAGTTTGCAATTTTAACTAAAAATGGATATAATAAAAATGATGTATTATTACAATGTGTTGCTAGCGTAAAAGATTTTTTTGATATGGATAGATGGCAAATAGGACAACCAATTATTATGTCTGATATAGCATATGAATTGTCATTAGTAGACGGGGTGTCATCAGTTGTACCACCTAAAGATAATAATCCAAGTACATTACCTATTTTAATAACAAATAAATATAAAGTAGAAGATGGTTATTCGGGTAATTTTTATGACATTGAGAGTGCATTAATTGAAGGTATTGTATATCCAGCATTAGACCCAAGCATTTTTGAAATAAAATATCCTAATTCAGATATAGAAGGAAAAGTTCTTGGTGATAACTTAGGAGCGGGAGATTAATTAGATGCATTATTTTATATTTCCAGACAAAGATACAACTTTATATGAAGCCAGTTCAAGTATAAATGCTGGTATGGATGAGATTCTTGAAATAAGAAAAGATGTTAATGCCGCGGCAACTATTAAAAGAGTTTCAAGAGCTCTTCTCAAATTTGATTTAAATCATATATCACAATCAGTTTCAGATGGAAAAATACCAAAACCTAATTTGACAGGTTCGAGATATTTTCTTAATTTATTTGATGCACATCCTACATCTTTAGCAATGTCGCAAAGTCTTTATGCATATCCAGTAAGTCAAAGTTGGAATGTGGGTGATGGTAAGTTACACGATGATCCAGTAACTACGGAAGGTACAAGTTGGATATATAAAGATGGTAAAACTGATGGAACATTATGGTATTCACCGATGAGTTCTTCAGGTGCTACTTGGCATAGTGGTAGTGGATATGAAGCATCACAATCTTTAAATAATGAAACACGGGATATAAGAATGGATGTTACTGATATTGTAAATACGTGGTTTGCAGGAACAGTTCCAAATGAAGGATTTATAGTTAAAAGACGTGGTAGCGTTGGAAATACAGATTCCGGTTCTGATGAAGGTAGTTCAGATAGATTAGGTAATTTAGCATTCTTTTCAAGAGATACACATACTAAATATCCTCCAACATTAGAAGTTGTATGGGATGATTCTACTTGGACAACTTCTTTATCAGAATTGACTGGTTCTGCGTTAGAAGATGTTGTTATTTATATGAAAGGATTAAGACCTAAATATAACGAAAAATCTAAGGTTAGATTTAGACTTGTTGGTAGAGAAAGATTTCCTACAAAAACATATTCAACTACACCATCTAATTTAACTGTAAAATATTTACCAAGTGGTAGTACATTTTATTCTATAAGGGATGCGGAAACAGATGATGTTATTGTTCCATTTGGTTCTGGTTCAAAAGTAAGTTGTGATGGTAGTGGTAACTATTTTAATGTATGGTTAGATGGATATCAACCTGAAAGGTATTATAGATTGTTATTTAGGTTTATTAGTGGAAGTGGAACTGTTCATGAAATAGATCAGATTTTTGACGAAGGACATTCATTTAAAGTGTCACGATAATGCCGTATTCAAAAGAAGAACTAAAAACAGTTGATTTTTATCAAGATTTTGTTGGTAGATTACGTACTGAATATTTAAATCAATTGAAAGATTCAGCTACTAATAATAATTTTAGAAGTGATATAGTTGATTTATATTCATTCGAAGATATTTTTACTGGTAATGGTATAGAAGACGTAGTAGTTACTGATACAGTTTATAAAGATTATATAAATGAAGACCAACAAAAATTACAATCAATAAAATCTAAAAGTGATTATCCATTGTATACAAAAGGTAAACTTTTAGATACAGTTTTAGATAGAACTATGACTGAATTACTGGAAGTTAAATTTATAGAAACGTTACCTGAAGGACTTGAAAATGGTGATGTAGTAAGTAATACAGATCCAACTGATTTTAATAAATGGTTAATAGAAAGTTATCAAAAAAGATTATATCCTGATTTAGCTACTTTCTTTGCAAGTGATTATGCATTTGATGAGGTTACTTCAATAGAACAAAGTATTATTGATGGAATACCTGATGGTGATTTAATAGATTAAAATGGAAAAATTATGGCAAGTACATTATCAGAAAAAGACAGAGAACTTTTACAAATAAAGGGGTCGAAGACCCTTGATTTTACAGATCCAAAATTTTCATATTTAGGACAAAGATTTAGTGAAGATAGTAGAGATTTTGTAGAAGTATACATTTATGATACTAATGAGAATTTTATAGAAAGTTCTGTAGTAGATTCTGTAGATTATGAATTAGATACAGATGATACTGTAAAATTAAAAACTGGAACTATATTAAGAAAGTTGGGTTATGATAGAGGTCGTTATGTAGTAAAATATAAATTTTTAAGAAAATTAGCGGGTGATTATCAAAATGTTTTAGTTTATGCGGATGGTACAATATTTAATCCACCTGAAGGAGTTGACCCAAATGAAAATGGTAATGTAGTTATAGACCCAAATGGTGAGATGTTTGAAAGAACTACTCATAAACAATTATTTTTAAGAGAATATAAATATTTTATTCATAAAATATCACCATCAAGAAAAGAAATAAGACTTGCAACTCAAGAGATACACAACGAAAGATATTTACAAGATTTTTTTTATTTACAAAAACAAAAGAAAAGAGTAGCCTCTACTGGAGATACTACAAGTATTATAAAATTTAATAGTAATAATTCTAAAGAGGGTGAAAGTTTAATTATGGAATTACCACCCGAACAAACATTTTTACCTCAAATGGTCGGTGGTGAAATTAGATTAAATGGTGCATTTTTACACTCGTACATAGCTAATCAGGCATCAACAGAAAATACTGGTAATATAGAAACTCGACTGGAAGAAATAGAAAGTGGTGATGAATTTCAAGCTAATTTTTATATTTCTAATATACAAGCGGCTGAACATAAAAGAGGTGATTTACATTTTGTAAAAATACTTGAAACATTTAAAGATGGTAAGTTACCAACAGATATGACTGGAGTTTATCGTAATTTATCACAAAATAAATTACCAGGAAATGTGAGTTATGAAAGTATTTCTGCAATTACAAATTTAGGTGATGACTTTTTAAAACCACCAGCATTTCAGTATCGGAGCGATTTTGATAAAAAACCTGTAATTGTATTGAAAAGTAATTCAATTAAACCAGATACAGCAACTACATATCATTGGATATTTGGTGGATTTGATAAAGAT